ATCTATATGCGATTTCTGACATTGATNGGGGGGGGAGGGGGGNCGGATTTCGCGGCCCGCCGATCACCGCGACCGATTGTGTCCCATAAAAAAAATTTCACTAATTGCGGCCAATCGTACTGATAATCTGTTATCATTAAGCCAATGCCTCTCACCTGGACACCGCACCCCGCCTTACCGGCACTCTCCAAATCGGAGATGCTGTCCATGAGTCCCGAGTCAATCCTCGCATACTGGGAGACTAGAGAGGAAGCAATCGCCAAAGAGAAAGACGATCCATACCGGCACGGGTTTGAACTGGATACTTGGAAGTTAGCGGATAAGGAACTGAAGACTCATGCCGAGATATTGGTCATGGGCGGGAATAGAGCTGGAAAGAGTTTTTGGGCGGCCAAGCGGGTAGTTCAATGCCTCGCAGAAAACCCCGGCACGATCATATGGTGCTTAACGGAAACATCGGCAAATTCTGTGCAATTCCAGCAGAAGCTCGTTTACGATGCTCTCCCAAAAGAGTTTAAATCGTTAGGTAGAGGTAAGATAGGATATGTAATGTGGTCGCTTAAAAATGGCTTTACCTCGCAAAAGTTCACTTTGCCGAACGGAAGTCAGTGTATTTTCCGTAACTGGAGTCAGGACATTTCGACAATCGAAGGAGGAGAAATCGGCTCACCGCAAGAACCGGTAAACGGCACACATAACATCGGATATTGGGCAGATGAACTCGTACCTATGTCGTGGGTCAACACGCTTAGATTTAGGACCGTAACCCGCAATTCCAAGGGAATTATCAGCTTCACCGCAGTAGACGGATGGAACAGCGTAGTCAAATCGATGCTCACCGGAGCGAGAACAGTCGAATCGGCAAAAGCGGACCTATTAGACGGCGAAGAAGTACCTCTCGTTCAACAGCCCATCCGCAAAGCCAGTTCTGTGGTTTACTTTCATACAGCGGCGAACCCCTTTGGCGGATGGGAGGCGATGAAGAATCAGTTAGAGGGAGAGAAGAGGGAAACTATTCTTTGTCGGGCCTATGGAGTCCCTGTGAGGCAGTCTAGAGCCGTGTTCAAAAATTTGACAGACCGCAACTATGTACAGGCAGAAAAACTCCCCGATTTCTCGGAAGCCAATTGGGTAATGTCAATCGACCCAGCGGGAGCAAAGCCCTGGACAATGGTATTATTTGCAATCGATCCACATGGAGTCGCTTGGGCGGTTAAGGAGTTTCCTGACTTCGACACATGGGGAGGATGGATTGACTTAACCAAAGACAAATTATCTGCTGGCGAGGCCGCCCAACCGAACGGGTACGGCCTCAAGGATTATGCCGATGAGATTAGGAGAATGGAGAAGATGTGCGGGGAAAGTGAGGTCATTCGCATAATCGACCCCCGTTTAGGAGCGGCGAGCTATCAGAAGTCGGAAGGTAGTTCTAACATTATAGACGATTTAGCAGATGAAGATATCATCGTTCAACCGGCAGAAGCGTTAGACATCGAAACAGGACTCCAGGCGATCAATAATTTACTGGCATGGGACCGCGATAAACCGATGGATTTGGATAATAAGCCCAAACTTATGTTTTCGGATGAATGTCAAAATCTAATAAGTTGTCTGCAAGCATATGTCCCTGGTGATTTAAAAGCCGCTCCAAAAGATTTTGTAGACTGCACCCGTTATTTTTGCATCGGGAACTTTGAGTATTTCGGCAAGGAGGAGTTAATTTCAACAGGCGGAGGAGGATATTAATTATGGGAGTAACTAAAAAATGGAGTCCGATGAAGCGGGACCAAGTGGTAATTTTGCGAAAGACTGGGTTGAGTTGGCCGAAGGTCAGCCAATCGGTGGGTATTCCCCGCTCCAGTTGTCAGAAAATTTGGGCGGAGGACTCAAACGGCGATATGGAACTGCCTAAACCACCGGCAAAACAGATAGAAAAGGCACGGGTTCTCAAGCTCGTCCCAAATCCCCGCCTTATGCTCATCCACTTCGATGATCGGGAAGGGGTAGCAAGATGCGTAAAGCGTCCCGAGCAGAATCACCCTGTTAAATCGGAAATCTATGTCAAAAGAGTCGAAGGAGACGATGATCTGTATCGAATCGCATGATCAACAAGAGAAGCGAATTGATGCCATGCTACAGGAAATGGTGGTGGAGGAGGGCTTGTCGGCATTTGAGGCGGGCAGAGACCCAAGGAGTCATACTTTACAAGAGATAGCTGACTTTAGTGGGGTGGGTTTTGAGACTATTAGACGGATCGAAAAAACAGCCCTGAGTAATTTAAAAAAAATAATGTTAGAATTGGAGATTAAAAATGGAAATACAAGAATTTAGCGAAAAAGGCCCGGATGTAGATGCCATCAAAAAGGAGTTCGATTCAGCGAAAGCGGATCTCTCGTTTTGGATGGATAAAGCGGAACAGGCGAGGGAGTGTCGATTTAACGAATGGGCGGGCAAGGATGAAAGCGGAAAAAAGAACGGACCGGAGGCATTTCCTTGGGACGGGGCAAGTGACCTCGAACCAAACTTGGTCAACCCGCTAATTGATGGAGATGTGGCCTTACTTTCGCAATCTCTGTCACAGGCCAACCTCGTAGCCGCTCCCGTGGAGAGTGGAGACATTGGCAGTGCGAAGATGGTGAGCGAATTTTTAAAGTGGCGGATGAACTCAATGACGGAACTCCCGAGGGAGGCGGCCATCGGAGCAAACTATTTATTGCAAAACGGTATTACTTTTTTCGGCACTTACTGGAAGAGGGAAACCACTCGAGTATTTAAGGATATAAGCTTGGAAGAGATTGCTCAAATGAGTCCCGAGTTAGCAATGGCGATCCAAGATCCCGAGATGAAAGAGGGAGTTGAAGAGATGCTATTCCCGCTATTCCCGAACTTGAAAAAGAGACGGGTTCGGAAGATGATTAACGAACTTCGTAATAAAGGAGTATCGAAAGTCCCGACTGAAAAGGCGGTAGTAAACAGACCAGCAATCAAGGCTTATGAATTAGGTCGGGAAATAATCATCGACTCAAATGTAATTGATTTAGAGTCTGCTCGGTCAATTCATTGCATCCATTACTACAGCCCCGAAGCTCTCATGCAGAAGGTCAACGAGGGATGGGATAAGAAGTGGATCGAAGAGGTACTGGAGAACAGTAAAGGCTTTTATGCGAATGAAAGCTACAGTTCTGACTTAATGTCTTACAACAGTGGCAGCTTTTACGGCACACAGGATTACGAGGGCATGGTCCGAGTAATTACAACTTATCGTAAGGAATTAGATGAAGATGATGTACCGATCTGCACGATTACCTGTTGGGCGGATGAAGCGGAAGGGCATGGTTTTCATAGTCCGATGGAATACGATGAAGGCAGATATCCATTTGTCTGTATCACTCGTGAAAACCTCAACCATCGCCTACTCGATTCCCGAGGTTACCCCGAGCTTTTAAAGAGTTATCAGATTGCGGCGAAGACCGAGATGGATGCGAGGCGTGACCGTGCATCGATGAGTACCTTACCACCCGTGGAACATTTGGCTGGCCGCCGTCCCGAGAGGATAGGTCCAGGGGCAACCTTGGCAGTCCGCCGAAGAGGAGAAGTTGGTTTCATGGAAATCCCAAGGTATTCGCAAGCCTCGATGGAAGTGGAAATGCAAATCCGCCAACTCGCCAACAAGATAACCGGCAGAGCAACCTCCGCCGAAGACGCAGTTGAAGCCAACAGCATTAGACAGCACCTCGTTAACCAATGGCTCAATGGATTTAAACAGGTTCTTAATCGGGTATGGTGCTTGGATCGCACATATGGCGGACCACAGATTTGGTTTCGGGTAACGAATAATGAGCAAGGCGCTCAACTCATGCTCGATGAGACTGCGGAGGTTTACGATTTTAATATCACATGGAACAGCATGAACCAAGACGAGGAGAAGGTTCTTCAGAAGTTGGATACTGTGGGTAAATTAATGTCGCAGTACGACCGGCAAGGGCAAGCCCGTTACGATGTTTATCTCCGAAAAGTGATTGAAGCAATTGACCCAAATCTTGCCGGTCAATTAATCGCTCCACAGGAAGAAGCAACGGATAAAGAGATTAAGGAAACTTCTGCCGATATTGCTAAGATTGCATCCGGCCAAGTGGTAAACGCTCCACAGCAAGGAGTAAATTCTCAGCTTCGTCTGCAAGTTCTTCAGCAATGGCTCAGCGGAACAGAGGAAATCCCCGCAGATGATGTCCAACAGCGGATGCAAGAAGATGAAAACTTTGCGAAGCGAATTTCCACATATGCTGGTCAGCTTGAACAAATGCAAGCCCAGCAAAAGAATGCTTTAATTGGCCAACTCGGGACGGCCCCCGGAAATGTACCAGGGACATCAGCATGACTTTAGCAGATGCGATTAACGGCCTTGGCGAACAAACCGAGTGGCTTACCGTTAAAGAATTTATCCGCGAACAGCGGGATATGTGCTTGGTCGATTTCCAAGACTATACCCATGTCGATAATCCACAAAAACTTGCCCGTCTGTCGGGTGAGATTGCCGGACTTACACGAATAATTGAAAGCTTAGAAAATGCCGAAACTGACCCCCCATCAGCAATTTAAAAACGAACATCGGGCCTTGCTAAATCGCTGGCTTGAAGAGAGCGATATAGATGACCAAGAGATGGCACAAATCGCTTTAACGGATGTAGAGGAATGGATGGACGAGGAAGTTGTCGGCTTTGATTGCGACATGGACCTCGGGGATGAGGAGCAATAAGCGTCTAGGTTACATTACCGAACAGGCTTTTTTTACTGAAGCCCTCCGTAATGATCTAGAAGTTTTCACTCCGCTAGGGGATTACTTACCCCAAGATTGCCTTGTGATGAATTTGGCGGGCAAGATTTTTAAAGTTCAAATAAAAGGATCTGAAAAGCCCGAGTTATCAAAGGACGGGATAGGTGGGCGGTATAAAATTACGACTAGCACAGGCCGAGTTTCTAGAACTTCGATAGACTGCACTAAAGTGGATATTGTGGCCTGTCTCTGTGCGGCGGCAAATGTTTGGTATTTAATTCCGTGCTTAGAAATTAACAATGCTGTGACCATTGGCCTGTCACCTGGTAACCCAAACTCCAAAGCCAAGCACGAGAAATATCGCGAAGCGTGGGAAGTGTTTAAAACTCCCTGAGTAATTTTCTTGGCCCCCTGTCATAATGGGATGTGGCGGACCATATCGGTACGCAGAAAACGCAAGAGTGCGAACTTCCCAAACGCAGAGAAAATATGGCAGATACAGAAATTAGCGAGGCTCCGGCTACGACAGAAGCAGAAACAAACACGCAAAGCATTACGACCCTTGAGGAGTTAACGGCATCGTTCGTTGACAAAGTTGAGGAGAGTGAAGCGAAAGAGGAATCTGAAGTGGAAGCTGGTCCCGAGACCACAACCGCAGACGCAGAGACCGACCAAAAAGATGTTCTTTTACAGTCTACCGAAACCGAGGAATCGGAGGAAACGGAAGAAATAGCAGATGAGGAGGAGTCCACTGAAGAATCGGGGGACAATGAGCCGCAGTCTAAAGCTGTTGGTAAACTTCTGAAACAGGTGAACCGCTTGACCGCTCGCTCGAAATCGAGCGAAGAGCTTGTCGATACACTTAAATCAGAAATTGCATCATTAAAATCCAGCCCTCAGAAGCAATCGGAATCCAGCCAGCCAGCCTTAGAAGAAGTCCAAGACTTTCAGTCATTAGAAACTCTTCGGAAGGAAGCAGTAGCCGCTAAGAAGTGGGCATTGCAAAATATTGGCCGTGATTATGTAGAATCTGGTGGGAAAGAATACAGCGATGACGACATTCGCAATATTCTAACTCAAGCCGAGGACTACTTGTCGGAGAAGATCCCCGAAAGGGCAAATTATCTCCAGGCATCCGCTCAATGGCAACAGGATACGATCAATACTCATCCGTGGATTTCAGACAAAGTCGATACCGACATCGCCGAAGAACGGAGATCCGTTTTAGGTCAGATAAAAAGTCAGTATGCAGACATTCTAAAATCCCTACCTAATGGCGATTTTGTAGCGGCAACACTCGTAAGAGGAGTTGAAGCAATTAAAGCAGATCAGGCGGCCAAGACGGCCAAGCCTAAAGCCAAAAGGGTAGCCAAAGTACCCCCCTCATCGATGGGCGACTCAAGTCCCCCAGTACAAACCTCGGCCACTCGAAAGACTGCAAATAAACAGAAAATTTTGGAGCGTAAAAATCTCTCGGTCAACGATCTCGCCGCATTTCTTGCGGACTAAAAAAATTTAAAAATCTTAAAATAAGGAATATATAAAATGGCTATAGCAACCTCATACAATGTGTTAAGCACTAAAGGTAGTAGAGAAAACCTCGAGAATGTGATGAAAACGGTTTCTCCACAAGAGACTCCAATTTACAGCACGATCTCACAATCCGCCGCTCCAAAAGCGACTCTTAACGAATGGTTAGTGGATTCACTTGCTGATCCCGCCGGCTCAAGTGCCGCAACAAACGCAGATGGTGTAGATATCACTTTGGCCAATGCCGCTAACTTAATTGATAGCCGCGCTCGTCTTGGTAATCGAGTGGCAACACTCAGAGATATCTTCGCAGTTTCCCGTCAGGCTGAAATGGTGGATGTCGCTCCTGGTGGATCGCTCTTTGCGGCCTCAACTGCAAAATCTTTAATCCAGTTAAAGAACTCGCTTGAAGTGGCAATCGCTTCAAACAACGATCAAGCCGCTGGCACAGGTACTGCCGGTGCTACCATGTGCGGGTTGGGGATTTGGTCAGATCCGACTGCGACGGGGGAAACATTCAATACAGCCTTGAAACAAGGTTTCCGTGCAGTAGCTGGTTCAAGAGTAAGTCTTGCAAGTTTGACTGAATCCGCTTTCCGTGGACTGCTTCAAGCTGTTTACACAGCCGCTGGTTCTAAAGGTTCTTTCAAACTTTTTGGAGGCCCATCAGTCGTAAATAAAATTACTGACTACACAAGATCCACAACTGCAAACAGTGACTTTAATTTCAATCAAGATGTTAAGGATGGTATCTTAAAATTATCAGTCGTACAATATATCTCGGACTATGGGGTCGTGGATATCATCCCGACTTTGTGGAACGGGCGCCGTGATGCCGGAGCAAGCGGAACAAGTACCGCACTTGGAACGGTTAATACAGATCGAGGATATCTCCTCCCATCTGATGACACTGTTTCCTTGAAGTTCTTGGAAGGCATGACCGTTCAGGATCTCCCTGACAGCGGAGCCGGAAAAAGGGCATTCACAGAGTGTATGGCTACTATTCGTGTATCCAATCCACGCGCACTTGGTTCAATAGTTTAATTGGTTTATTTGGTGTTATTTTGGGAGGCCGGTTGGGTAGTGGCCGGTCTCCCTTTTTTCTTTAAAATATGAGTCTTAATATAATAGTAAAAGGCGGCAAAAGAAGTGGTGGAATGTCGGGCGAAGAAATGGCCGAATATTTAGCCAAGAAAGTAGACCGACAAGCCGAACAAGAAAAAGCGGGCTACAAGCAAAGAGCATTAGCCGCTCGTAAGTACGGCCAATCTGTTAGCGGAGGGAAGAACTTCCGAGCAGTTCGGTCCGTAGATTTATCCACTTACATGAGGCATGAACAGGAAAGACCGGGATGTATGTCCGATCCTCAATATTCTAAAGACTTCGCCAAATCCAACCCCGAAACGGTAATCGGATCTTAAATATATGGCTAATTATCCAACTGCAACTTACGCCCAACTCAAATCTAGGTTTAAAGCATTAACGGGCTTAGACTCACTTCAAGCGAGCGAGTCGAGTTTTCTTAGGGACTTAGTCAATCGAGCGGCACGGACGGCACATGAAAGATATCCGTGGCCTCAATTTACCGTCATGGGTGAAAGTGTTGCGGTAGTCACCAGCGATGCAAATCGTTTACGAATTTATGGGACTAGTAATAAACTAGCAAACAATGCAAATGTAGTTTTTCGGATACATAAATCCGATCCAACATCGAGCCGATATCCTGACGAGTATACTTATTTAACTGAACTTGATTCGGGCGGCTTTCCATCTGTCAAAATTATTGAGCCTACAGTATTAAATGGTGTAAATGTTTTTATTACTTATCGGAAGGATCTCAGATCAGAGATAAATAGTGGATCAGCCACATCCGGATATTACGGAGATGATAGCGGGGATAATTCGGAAGTTCCAAATGTATGGTTCGACTACATGGTTCAGTCCTCGTATTCCGGATTTTTAAAGGGGGACGGGCAAAATGAAAAGGCGCAATTAGAAAGTCAAAATGCGGAGGCGATTTTAGCACAGGAAATCGATGTGGTCCGTGAACAGAGCCGCCAATATCGCAATGATATTTTACAATATCGCGCACCTTCCCAATTTCGGCGGCACAACATCCAAGCGGGCGGTCAACCAGTTAATCCTGGTATCGCAAATGTTCAGTAGTTAGATGCGAACCATCGACTTCACAGCTTTAGAAAAACGCTTCCAAATGGCGGCGGGACTGGCCACCTTAACCGAGGTGGATGAGTTCTTTTTTAAACAAGCTGTAAACACTCGGGCAGACTTAGTTTGGTCACGAATAAAATGGCCTGAACTTCAGACATTAGTGGAAAAGACAGTAGCGGCCACTACTTCGCCAATAGCCGCCGATAAGGCAGTTCAAATTGATAATGCGGTGGATATTCAAGATGTCTTTAAGGTATACAATAAAAATCCTCTTACTGATCGCTCGGCCATACTCATCGATTTTCAGTTAATTAATGGATTTGTCGTTTTGCCCGCCAAATCGACACAAAGTTCAATATTCATAATGGGCAATTTAGTTCGACCCGAGTATGGGAAAGATTCAGGCGAGGAACAAAATGTTCCAATGTTTTTAATGAACTACCTGGTTGCCGGATGCCTATCTGATTTTCTGAGGGGGGATGGGCAGACTGAGGCGGCTATGCAAGAAGAGCAGAGGAGTGAGGAATATCTAGCTTTAGAAATGGATAGAGCCGAGCGACTGGAAGGCCAAAATAAAATAACTTTCAACACATATCCGAGCTACTCGTTCGGGGTTAACATTCTAACAACAGTATAAAATTATGGGACTATCAGGAATAAATATTCTAAATGCAATGGGAGCCGGTGGAAGCCTTTATGCTAATGATACAGCGGCTCACACTGGCACATTCACATCAATCCAATTCACCGAGGATTCAGTTTTATCTGCATATGTCGGAAAAGTAGAAAATGTATCCGCCCTAATTTTGGACGGAATCACATTCTCGCAAGGCCAGTGTATTTATGGCGAATGTAGTTCTTTCACTTTGGCGAGTGGAAGCTGTTTGGCCTACAAATCGTAATGCCTTTTAATTGTCTAGGACACCTCATTGGGGACACCGATGCGGATAATGCAATCGGTCCGCCCATAGATGGTGCATTGAGGGCAGAAAACGGGGCTTTTTTAAACACAGAAGACGGGAGCATTTTAGCTTTTGATTAAAAAATATGAATAAGAAAATTTCAGCATTAACCGCTTTAGGTACAACTCCGGCCGTTGGCGATATCATACCAATTACCGATGTCTCGGACACCACCGGTTCGTCTAACGGCACAACAAAAAAAGTAACAGTTGCCAACCTAGTAGCCGCTGCCCCTGTTCAATCAGTTGCTGGCCGAACGGGTACAGTTACAGTAGATGCAGGTGATCTTACCGATGGAGATTTTGGTGGCACTGCCATACTTGGATTTGATGCTAGTATAAACGATCAAACAGGAACTGCATACACTTTATTAGCTGGAGATAATGGTAAGGTAGTAGTCCTTAATAATGGGTCAGCTATTACAGTAACAGTTCCAAGCGGACTAGGTGCTGGGTTCAATTGTAGTTTTGTACAGAAAGGTGCTGGTCAAGTCAGCTTTAGTGCTTCAGGTACTACTATTAATAATAGACAAACACACACCAAGATTAATGCTCAGTATGGAGTAGCTAGTTTAGTAGCTTATGCTGATAATGTATTTGTCTTAGCTGGAGACACAGCTTCCTAAGAATGTTCGTTCTTCCTACATTTGGGTTGGGGGTCATAGGCAGTCCTACTGTATCACCTCAGACTTTTGATACTGCTACTCTCGATAATGGGCAAAATAGTGCTGGTAACTCTAATACTCTTACTTTCACAGTTGACCCATCTACCGCAATTAGTGCTTCTAGTACTATTACCATAGCTGGGCTAACAGGTTCACAAACAGCAGATAGTGGATCATTAACAGTTGGAGGTGCTGGTGCGTCTATCTTTGGTTCTAGTGGGGCATGGACTCAGTCATCAGGTACTTTAGTTCTTACAGTTGCTGGCGGTCAAAGCGTACCAACAGGTTCAGATACAGTCATTACATTTACACTGACCAACCCAGCTACAACGAATGCTGGAGTCACAGGGATTACTTTAGCATCGAGTGGATTTACAACAGCAAATATTAGTGGAACATTTTTAAATGCAGTAGCTACCTACAATGTAACAACAAGAGATACTGAAGCTAACATTCTAGCTACTTCACCAAGCAATCCTAGCGGAGAAGTTACTAATGCTTACGGCACGGACACTTACGATTTGTATGTTTGGGATGGTAGTGCTTGGTACATTTATACCGATCCACCATTCAATAGTTATTCAATTTCACTAGACGGCACGAATGATTACATCGATCTTGGCACGAGTAGTACTCTAAACCCGACTTCCGCTCTTACTATTTCAGCTTGGGTGTATATAAACGGTGCAGGTACGGGAAGTCTTCCAACAATTTATTCTAGTAGCAAAAACAGTGCTGGCGCATCCGGTGGTATAGCTCTTGCATATGCCTCTAATAAGATAAGATTGTATTTGGATGAAACAGGCAGCTCTAGCTGGGTATTCGCTGAAAGCAATAGCACAATGAATATTAGTCAATGGTATCACTTAGCTGGCACTTGGAACGGAAGCACTGTCACTTTGTATGTTAACGGTACTGCACAAACAACAACGGGAAGTGCAACCACAATAGGATACAATACTGATTTCCCAGCAACTATAGGTAGATATACGTCGAATTATTTTCAAGGTTTAATTGATGAAGTAGCGTTCTTTAACTCTGCTTTATCTGCTTCAGATATTACTACTATGTACAACTCAGGTGTACCTACCGATATTACCTCTTTAAGTCCTGTAGGCTGGTGGAGAATGGGAGACGGTTCTGATGGCAGTGGTAATGCTGACGGCACATTAGTTAATATAGATGGAACAGATTTTCCTCAAATTTACAATGTTGCAACCGATGGGTCAGGTAATCGAATTACTGGCATTGATGGATCACTTACTAATATTGCATCCCCTAATGGCATTGTAACCGATGTACCCTCTTAAATTATGAGCAGAAAATATGTAATTATAAATGCGGACGAAGTGGACTCCGTGGATTTTAGCCAAGTGGATGAGACAAGTGCTGATACAATTAGATACTCAGTCGATAATAGTCAGACTTTTGTTAAGTTCGATTCGGACACAACACCATCTTTTCTAGAAGGTAAGACCCAATACACCCACTCCGAAATACTTGTTGAATTAGCAACGGACGAGTGGACGGACCCAGACCCAACTATTTAAATTATGAGTACATTTAGCACTTGCACATCAAGCACACGCCCTGGTTCTCCAGCGAATGGCGATGTTTTATTTGAAACAGACACTAAGACTATTATCCTTTGGGACGGTTCTAATTGGAGAGGGTATCTTAGTGATGGGCCTTTAGTATATAATTTTTCCAATAACACCAAGGCTTTAGATTTTGATGGTAGTAATGATTATGTATCAGTAGCTGATAATGCTACAGTAGATTTAACTAATAATTATTCTATTACATTGTGGGTTAACTTTGATTCACTTAGCGGTTTTCCTATGCTTGTTTCCAAGAGACAAGACCTTAGCACTCACGCTTATCAGTTTTACAGCACAAGTTCAAAGTTGTCTTTCAATAACGGAGGGGGAATTGGATCAAGTAATACAACATTAAGTAGTGGTGGTTGGTATCATATAGGTGTGACCTTTACATCGGGCATTGTTAAATTCTATCTCAACGGACAACCTGATGGAAGCTTTACTAGCACTAACAGTAGTAACCCCACTAATACCCACGAGCTTCAATTAGGTCGAGCTTACAACGGTAACTACTTTAACGGAAAGATGGATGAAGTGGCTATTTTTAACTCTGTATTATCGGACTCTCAAATATCAGCAATTTACAACAGAAAAGTATATCCTGAGATATTAAGTATTTGGAGATTTGAAGATGATGTTACTGATAGCGTAGGATCGAATAATGGTACTAACAACGGAGCAACATTTACTGCTACTAAACCTTATTAATTATGAGAACATATGTAATCGCTGATTCCGCAGAAGCTAGTAGCTTTGACTTTAGTAAGCTAGTAGACATAGATGAGTCGTACAGCCGGAAGAGTTTAGACGGTAGTTTAATATTAGCCCGATATGAAGGCTCACAACCATCTTTTTTAGATGGTAAAAGTGAGTACACCCATTCCGAAATACTTACAATTATGGAAACTGCCGATTGGAGTTCACCTGACCCTGAATGATCTACACCGCCATAATAGTATTGGCGTTGTGCCTCACAGGATGCTCGATGCGCTCTGTTTACCCAACACTTGGCGGTATAGCTGGTGGTGGGGTAGGTAGTCTAGGTGGCCCAGGTACTGCGGCATTAGGTGCTGGTGCTGGCGTACTAGCTGGCGAAGCATTAAAGAACAAAGATGCCCTCATCGAAGCAGAAGAAAAGCTTGATTTACTTACACACGGAGATGTGAGTGAGTTAGTGGCAAAGGGCATGGAGAGTCACAAGTCTGGCTTCGATGCATTCACATCCTACATAAAAAAGATCCTTATCGGAGCGGCAGTATTACTTGGTGGTTACCTTGCCATTCCTATCTTCGTGGCAAAACGCACTGCCCGTCAATGCTCTCAAACCGAAGCGATCAAACATCAGACTCGCGCACCCTTTCCCGTCAAACCACCCTCCCGCTCATGAGAAATTTAGAAATACTGAAAGACAAGTTCTTGGATATGTCGAAAAAAGGAAAAATGATAACCATATTTGCGGGACTTGTCGTTGGAATAATCATAATCGATTGGCTATTCTAATGGATCGAACTGCACTAGCTGGTTTTGGTGGATCGTTAGCGAGCGTAAGCGGATCTCTACATGAAATCGTAGGTTTGATTGCTGGTGGGATGACGATTATTTACATGGCGGTCAAAATTTACCAAGAGGTGAAGAAGAAGTGAGTCGCTATCGGTCATACGGGAAGTTAGACGATCCATTCACTTCGGAAGGGGATACTTTTTTTCTGCGGATGAATGCCCGTTTGCGGCCTAATCAGCTAAAGCCTGGTGAGGTTGCTCTGTCGAAGAATGGTCGAATGAATAAGGACGGGACTTGGCAGACTCGCAAAGGTTTATCGACTCTGTTTGGATCGATCACTTCGGGAACAAACGCTATACGATTGCCTTACATAATTTTATCGGCTCAACGGCAGAGCAATGAAGTAACTTTAATTCTAAGCACTACCCCCTCACTTTCTTTTATACCTGGAGAAGATTTCCACATCGATGACTTAGATGCATCAGTCGATGGGACTCGTACTTTAGCATCGGTTAATTTTACGACTAAGACTCTAACTTTTGCTAACAGCGGAGCGGATACCACTTTTACCATTAAAGGTGAGAATGTAGGGAATACTTCCGTAGTCGCTTCAGGCACGGCAATCGGTACAACTTTAAATTTCACCCTTAACGACAATGGAGTAAACGAAGTATTCGGCTCGGCAGTTTTCTCAGATGCCACATCAAATAATGATGACTATATTTTTACAGCAACAGATACCACCTGTATCATTCTGCGTCTGAAAGACTCGGCACTTTTTAAGTGTCGGTATGAGGCGGGCGGAGAGTCAGTCGATGGACCGGTTCAAATGACTCAAGGACTCGGGAAGATGTATATCTTTAGAACTCGTCAGACAACTCTTGAGGCCAGCCCAGCAGTTCAGCGAGTGGATATCACATCGGCATCGCAAAGTGGGCAGACAATAACAGTAAATGCAACCGCACATGGCCGAGTAGCTAATGATTATGTTACTCTGACCGGTCTAGGGAATTGGACCAATAATCCAAATGACTGTTACCAGGTGGCAACTGCACCGAATGATGACCAGTTTACCGTCACGATGGCAACCAGCCAAAATACAACCTTTAATGTTTCCGGCGCACAGGTAGAATTTTTCTTGGATTTTAGTAGAGTTGCGAACGGAACTTACACCGCACCGCTTTACCTGACTGACACCACAACAGTAGCACAGGACGGAGTGGTAACAATGGATATCACTTCCCACGGACTATCCGCTGGGGATGACTTAACCATTCAGTCAGGGACTAGCCCATTCGACCTTTTTGCCGATCAAAAAGTAAGAGTTACGGGAGCGCCCACAGTCAACCAATTTACATTTAATTTAGAAGTCGCTAATGTCTCTATCGGAGATTCAAAAACTCTAACAGTCAATAAACCTTTAGCAGTCGGCAAAGGCTACATCCACCAGCCCGCCGCACCGTGGGGCATCGTCCATGAGCGAAGGCTTTGGATGCCTTACTGGTATACCTCCGATAGTACTCCAGCGGACCGAGAAATAAGAGATGAAATTGTGGCATCTGATATCATGGATTTCGATACTGTCGATGTAATTGGCAATCAGTTCAGACCATCCGCCGGGCAAAGTGATTACCTCGTTCAGCTTACTCCCTTTACCAAGGATTCGCTAGTAGTATTTAATCGAAAATCGATCCATCTTATGAGTGGGATAAGCGGATCACTTGCAGATGTTTCGACCAATGTTGTCACCACAGAAATCGGATGCTCGGCGAGGAAGTCAGTTGTCCAGGTGGCTAATCAAATAATGTTTTTATCCGACCAAGGTATATATTCAGTCGAGTTCCTTGATGAATATAATTTGCGGGGGACAGGCACACCAATTTCCGAAACCATCCAACCATTTATCGACCGAATTAACCAAGACTATGTTCATCTGTCTTGCGGAGTTTATTTCGATAATAAATATTGGATCGCCTTACCATTAGATATTGTTCCTGGAAGTGGAGATGCCACAAAACTCAACACTATAATCGTGTACAGCTTCCTAAACGGCGGCTTTGAAAGCATCGACACAGTTAACTCCACCGAGTTTGCAATTCGTGAATTAATAGTGGCACGGGAAGGCTCACAGAATGCCCTCTATCTTACCACTGAAGAAGGCGGCATTCATAAAGTCGATGGAGCAGAGGGCGGAGATGTGGTAAGCATGACTGCCGGTCAGGCGGCTCCCGAAACAATAGCAGTAGTCTCTCAATGCACCACCCGTCAATATGATGCTGATACCGCCGATAGGAAAATGTTTTCCCGTTCCGAGCTACATATCAAAAGCTCAGATCAAGGACTTTCCGATGGCGATATTAGTTTTATAACTGAAGATCCCGACTCTACATCCACGGCCACATCAATATCCACTTTACTGGGCAGTACATTACCGGCAAGCGAAGATTCCTCGATACGATTGGGAGTAAGAAAAAGGGGATTCGGAATACAGACAGACTTTAAGCCCACGGCGGGCAGACCATTTCTAAGGGCAGTTAAGATAGATGCCCGAGTAACAGACAGAAGTACAACATCCATTTCATAGGAGAAACATTATGGCAGTATTAAGCACAGGACAGAGTTTTGCGAGTGGCGATCAAGTCACCGCACAGAAATTAATTGATATTGTAGGCCAGGCGTATTTTACCTCAGCGGCAGATACGACTGATAATTCCACCCTTACTTTAGGTTCGAGTAAATTAAAAGTTAAGGATGCCGGAATCACATCGACCCAGCTTGCCACGGATTCCGTCATCACCGCCAAGATTCAGAATGATGCTGTTAGCACGGGTAAAATAATAAATTCTGCGATCACTCTTGCAAAAATAGAAAACATAGCCACATCTAATGTAATTGGTCGAACTGCGGCTGGGACGGGTACACCCGAGTTAGTTTCAATTTTGGATGAGGACAATATGTCTTCGGATTCAGCTACCTCCATAGCTACTCAGCAAAGCATAAAAGCTTATGTAGATAGTGTTTTTAGCGGAGTCCCCACCTTTTATGCTTTTAGTTCCGGAGCTATAACAACAGAAGCACAGCATACTATAAATTATCCTTCCGGTTGGACGGGCGGCGCTCCTGATAAGGTTTTAGTAAGTACAAGATATCCAAGTGGTGATGGTGCATCACAGCAATGGTTTCAAGTCGTATCATTTACATCCACATCGGTAACGGTATTCGCACAATCACAATCTGTCTCATCATTTACCGCTATATATGCTGATATCCTCTTAGTTAAAAATTAAATCAAGACTTAATATGGACTTCATAAAAAAATTAATCGGGCCTTCGGAAGAGGAAATTGCAGAAGAAGCACAACTTCGTTTGAGTGGGGTAAGAAATGCTCAGATTATGCCCCGTCAGGTGATAGCGGCTCAAGACCCTACAAGCCCTGAATATAAAAATACCCATGTGCAAATGTTGCGGGCAAACAACGACACTGAGTTTTTTGACACGAACCCCGAGCATTTCAATCAGGACATTTCACAAAACCAGGTAATAAAATATTTAGCGGAACAATCGCCGAGCGGTGAATCATTGGCCTATATTAATCCCATCGAGCGGGAACTTCTGATGCTATCCGGCGCAAAGGGTAAAATGACAAAGGACGGAGTAGTTTCTTTTGCCCCCGAAGACCCTCTTAAACAGGCGGCCATGCTTCTTAATACTGCCGCACCTGAAGGTGAAGGATTAGCGTACATTAATCAAGAGGAAGCCCAAATGCTCAAAGATGCGGGTGGGGCGGGTGAACCAGTTAACTCGTCAGGAGTCCCCTCGTTTTTCTTACAGAAACTTTTTGGAGGTGGAAAAGCTCCCCCTCCCTTACCCGAATTCAATGCCGGCAAATCTGCCCGAGATTATGTTGGAGCAATGGCCGATGTAGGCTTGCAGAACGAGCTTTTAGGAGTTCGCAAGCAATATGATCCGCAGTACCAACAGCATCAGATGAACCTCGCTAAGCGAGCCGCCGATCCGATGGCCAACTTGGCGGAATCGAGTGCTATGCGTTCACAGGACTTTGGGGCAAGGATGGCTGAAAGACAGGCGGGATCAGATATTTCCATGATGGGTCGATTTGGTGCGGATATGAATCAAGCATACCGGGCATCCGATCCGCTCATGCAAGCTCGGACTAACCAGGCAAATCAATTAGCCGATCAGGCGTTCAATGAAGCACAGATGACTGACCTATCGCCTGAAATGAGACGGAGAGCCACTCAGTCCGCCCGTGAAGGATTAGTCGCACGGGGTAGGGGAATGGATAATGCGGGCATTGCCGCTGAGGCCATGAGCCGAGAAGATTATTTAAGAAAAATTATAGGCGAAAATCGAGACGATGCAATGAAGTTTGGCGGGTATGCATCTAATTTAAATAAATCAACCTCAGTCGATCCATTGGCCATGCTTCGAGGCGGACAGAATTACACAGCCCAAGGATTTGGAGAAAGGTCCGCACTTTTTGGAATGCCACAGGAATCGGTGACTCGAATTAATCCCGATGCTGGAGTTAATATTGGGATGCAAGGTTATGCGAATAGGGCTAATTATAATGCCTCGAATTACGCGGCCCGAGAGGCTGGAGCAGCTGGAGCAGCCCAGGGATTTGCGAGTATGTTGGGTTCAATCGGAGCGGCGGCAGTAGGAGGATAAAATTATGGCAATTGGAGATACAGTTCAGGCGGGCTTAATGAGAATCGATACCTCGGCCTATGAAAGGGCGGGACAGG